AAGCATAATGAGTGGTACTAAAGGACATTCAGGACGCAAACCTAGACACCAGGAAGAGTCTAAAATCTTAGAAGGTTTGTATCCTAAAGCTATTTCTACTGTAAGAGATATCTTAAACGATAAATCTAACCCGGCTAATGTTCGTTTAGAAGCAGCTTTAGCTGTTATCTGGAAGAAGATTGGTAAACCTAGACAATCTGTTGAAGCTAAAGTCGCCATATTAGATGTAGCTGACTGGTATGCCTTACAATCGTTAGAAATTGAAAGGATTAAAGCTGAAGAAGTATCAATATTGGAGGGAAATGATGTACAAGGACAAAGAGAAGCAGAAGGAGTACCAGAAGGAGCTAATGAGGAAGAAAAGGTCTAACAAAGGGTCTAACATTCCAGGGTCTAACAGTGAGGGTCTAACATCCTTTAAAGATGGGGTAGAAATGGTTCCCGCCGCTTATGTTCCTGGTGTCCACCAGACCTACTTAATGTTACCAGAGCGCCCCCGGTTTTTAACCCTTCGACCAAGCTCAGGACAAGCCCTGTCCGATGGTCAAGTATTAGACAGAGCTAATCAACCGCTAATAAAAGTAGAGGGTATCTCCTCATCCGGTCCCAGGGTAAACGCTATGCTCCGGGCAAATGATTCGGCCTTTGGTTTCAAGCCTTCAATCGTGCCATTACCTGTAGAATTTAATCACTTGAGAGCGAACGTGATAACCAATGAGGCGCACCAGGATGCCCATAGAGGCGCAGTAAATCAGGAAGAGGTAGTTTGATACCTAAGTGGGATGGAAAGGGTTTGGGGAAATGGAATATATGATAAGCTCACGCAGAATTACACAACCAAAACCAAGTTAAGTTTACATAATGATAGATGAAATAATAAACCCTTCGACCCCCTCGGCAAGACTCGGGACAAGCGAGCTCATGATAAACAAAGACAATCCTACAGATGAGGAGAGGTCTTTATTACAGCTTGAGAGGGAGAAGTGCAAGGAGTCATTTCTTTACTTTCTTAAGTATGTCAAGTTAGTAATACCGCCCACGCAGACGAGTCCTGGGGGGATAGTACCTTTCCAGATAACCGAGCACATAAAGGTATTCATAAAGCTACTTCTTACTGAGAAGGACTTGTCGGTATGCAAGTCCAGGCAGATATACATATCTACGACGATAGCTGTCTTTGTTTTATGGGACGCCTTGTTTCACTTTGGGTCTTCTTCCGAGTTATTTTCTGCGGGGCAAAGGGAAGCGTTCGAGTTACTTGGTAAGTCGTATCGAATATACGATTATCTGCCCAAGTTCTTAAAAGTTACGCAGAGACCAGACAGTCAAGAGGAGATGGGGTTTCCGATTATGGCGAGCACGATAAAAGCCTTTCCTTCCACGGAAGAGGCTGGGATTTCCTTCACTGCTTCGAGGATTATCGATGATGAGCACGAGAAACATCCTTACGCTGAGAGGAATTATACATCGGCTAAACCCGCTATCGATACGATAGGGGGGCAGTTTATTTCTATCTTCACTCCAGATAAGGAACAGCCTGTTTCTCTTGCGAAGTCGTTATTCCGAAATGGTAAAATCTATTCTTACTCACCTACTTTGAATAAGCTCGTAGAAGAGGAGACGGAGTGGGGGACAGGGATGAACGGATTCACTTCTGTTTTCTTCCCTTATAATGTCATACCCGGAAGGGATGCGGAGTGGTATGAGGGGAAAAAGAAGTCTTTGACTCCCGAGGAAATGAAAACACTGACTCCTGAACTTTATATGGAGTCCAATTACCCTCGTTCTTTACTGGAAGCCCTGAGACCGACCCAGACACTCTCAGCCTTTAATCATACCGTCCTGGATGAAATGATGGGTGATGTCAAGAATCCTCGACTAGGACAAGTCGCAGGAGACGAAATTGATTCAGGCATCGTTCATTTCTATAAAGATTATCATATCGGAGAAACTTATATAGCAGGAACGGATACTTCTCACGGTATCGGTAAGGACGACTCCGTTACCGTCATAATGAACACTAAAACGGGTTATATAGTCGCTGATATTATGCACAATCGCTTGTCCCCTGATGAATTAGCACTGCATAGTGTGGCTATGCTAAAGATATACCACAACCCCTTGTGGTTTATAGAGTCTAACGACTGGGGAGGGGCTACAATAGCTGCTGCTCAGAGGTTAGATTACAGACATTTAGGTTATCAGGATGCTAAAAGGACAAAGGTAGGATTTAACACTAATGGATTCCTGACGAAAGCTGGTATAAGAGGGAGTAGAGTGGATTTGTTCTCTCTTTTAATCCCTGCGATAAACAATCATCAACTGACGATTCCCAATGTAAATGGGCTAAAAGAATTCTATGATATAATAAGAGTAGCCGACCCCAAGAAACTGGGAAGGATAGAGGCTGCATCGGGCAGGAAGGACGATTACCCAATAGCAGTCGGTATTTGTTTGTGTAAGATAGACGAGGTTCAGGAAGTATCTTTTACTATTAAAGCGGAAACGTTATCGTTTAGTTCACGCCGCTAGTTTACCCTGAGCAGAGTCGAATGAGCTTGTCCTGAAGGAGTCGAAGGAGAGGGAGTATGAAGGATTTATCCCAAAAGAAGGACTTAGCGTGGAAGCCTAAGTGGGAAGATATAGTAGAAATCAAGCATAAGCTAATAACAGATACTTATTCCGGGTTACACAGTGCTTTTAGTGAGGATGAGAGATTTTACGAGCTTGATTTCAAAAGTGACTTAGATTTACCAGACCAATTTGCTCAAGATGCCATCGTTTTGCCCACGGCAAGGGATATGGTGGACGCTTTCGTCGACTTTATTTCAATAGATAATGCCCGTGTCTCGATTAACAAGAAGGGGACGAGTGACGTTTCCTCTGCATACGCAGAAATGATGCGCAGGTTCGGCCTGTGCCTTCTGTATATGACCAATGTCGAGGCTGATATTTCACCCTGGAGGTTGGCTGCCAAGAGTTATGCTAAACACGGATTGGCAGTAATCAAGACCGTCTACGACCCTGATGCTTATCTGCCTATCGTAATACAAGCCGTCAATCCTCGTTGCATTCTACCCGACCCCTCTTATGGAGGAAGGAAATTCGTCATAGAAGTCCATAAAAAGATATGTTTCGATGTTACCGAGAAGTATCACAAATGGACAAACCCTAAAAACAAGAAACCATCCGAGGATGTTGAGTTTGCTTCTTTCTGGACTGATACATATAGATGTGACCTCGTAGATGATGAGCCTGTTCTTGCGAAACCTGTATTAAAACACGATTACGGCTTCATTCCTTATACTCTCATAGATTCGGGATTAGGGGATATATCCTTTGAAGCCCAGCCTGAAATGAGATATGTAGGACTCTTGCGTTATATGAAGAATATTCTAATAGCTGAATCAATGGCTTACTCTATGCACCACATTCTTATAAAACGAGAGACATTAAAAGGTGGTTATATTACGGGGAGAACCGAAGAAGCTAGAGCCGCTGCTAAAGCGTTAGCGGAATTGAGGCAGGAATATGGGAGTTATCCTTATATCGGGGACATAGAGGTTCACGACTGGGAAATGAAAGTTCCTCCGTCAGCGTCTTTCTCTTATCTTGCTATGACTCACGAATATATAACATCTCACGGAGCCCCAGACGCTTTAAGAGGGTTAAGCGAAGAGGGCGTGAGGTCTGGAGCGGACAGGAGATACATAACCGGATTAGCTGCTGCTCGGTTCAAATACAGTGTCCCCGCTTTCAAACACGGCGCTGAAAAAGTTCTAAGGAATTGCGCTCTTCTGGCTAAGAACGTAGTCCCTGAAAACCTTGAGTTATGGGCCAGGACGAAAGACGGGAATGATTTTGATGTAGAGATAGATAAAGACAAAATGAAAGAGCCGTTCAACTTTTATGTTGAATTCGCCCCCGCTTCTGAAGAGGATGAATATAGAAGGCACGATGATATAAGAGCGATGGTAAATCAAGGTATTTATACAGATGAATTTGCCTGGACACAAATGTCCAATGTTGACCCGACCAAAATGGTAATTCAAAAACAAAAGGCAATGATAAGGCAAATGCCTGGATATGTGGAATCTTTAGACCCGCTTATAAGGAGTGCGGTGTCTCAAGCAGTCTCTAAAAGAATGGAGGCTGAGGGTATTATGAGCGGGGAACAAGAAGGAATGATGCCTCAAGAGGGGATGCCTCAAGAAGGGATGCCTCAAGAAACAGAAATGGGCGGGATGGTGCCTCCGATACCTGAGAGAGCACAACCGGGCTCGGCTCAAGAGATGGAGAATCAATTAAAACAAACAAGACGTCCTCCTGCGACTTTGCAAGGTCAAGGTGGTGGGGGAAACCGTAGTTTGACTAGGTGAAGAGAAAAGCACGGAATGGTTGGG